CTACCAGGTCAGCCAGCCCCAGCGCGGCGACATGATCGTCATGGCCGTAGGTCGCACCGCTCACCCCAATCACGCCGGCATCTATCTGGACACCGACGTACAACTGCCAGAGACACACGCCCAAGTCTTCGGGCCAGGCCCATTCATGCTGCATCACCTGTTGGGGCGGCCGTCAGAAATTGTCGTGTTCGGCGGACCCTGGCTCGAGCGGACTCGGCTTGTGTTGCGACATAAAATGGCGCCGGGATGATACATTCTCAGTTTGAGGAGGGATCACATGCGAATTTTGATAGGAGCATTGGGTTTGGTTTTGCTCGCGGGGTGCGTCTCGCCAGGCGATCTGGAAAAGAACAATCCCAGCATAAGCGCCAATACTTCGAAGGATCCCAAACGCTACGCGCTTTGCGTGTTCCCAAAGTGGCAGGCGGCTCGCGCAGACTCCTCCATGGTGGAGACCGAGAGCGGTTACAGGCTGTGGGTTGCCAGCAGTAACATGGCTGACGAACTGCTGGACATCAAGAAAACCAAGTCCGGAAGTTCTGTGATGCTACGGCAGCGCATGGCCTGGTCGCCGGGTTTGGGTCGAAGCGATATTGAGGGGGCAGTCAGATCCTGCCTTTAGTGAGCGCCAAAACATGAGAGCCGCCTACGGGCGGTTTTTTTACGTCTGGAGGAAACATGGCCGCTGCAGCACACGATGGCCGTCTAACTGCAATCAAGCTTTCTGGCTCACTGGCTGTGAAGTTCGGCAGGCTGCATAGACGGCTACTGGACACAGGGAAATCTTGGGAGGCCTTCAAAGCGTTAAAGGCCACGATCCCTGGCTTTGAGGATGAGATCAAGCGACTTGATCGGCTGGGGATGAGATTCGCAATTTTCCGAAATGGAAAGAATATTGGTCAGGATAGATTCGACCGAGGCGGCACCAGGGAGATCAGGATTGTGCCCGCTGTGGGAGGGAGCAAGCGCGGTGGCGTGCTGCAAACTGTGATCGGGGCAATCCTTATCGCGGCATCATTCATACCAGGCTTCCAGGCTCTGCTGCCTATTGGCATATCACTGGTCGCTGGCGGCGTTATGCAGATGCTGAGCCCACAGGCGAAAGGCCTTACTCAAAGCGGCTCGCCCGAGAACCTGCCGTCGTACGCCTTCGGCTCAGCCAAGAACACCACTGCCAGCGGAAATCCGGTCCCCATCTGCATCGGCGAGCGCCGCTGGGGCGGGGCGATCATATCCGCCTCGATCTACGCCGAAGATAAGACCTAACGTCACATCAGCAAACCAGCCGCCTTCGGGCGGTTTTTTATTGCCTGGAGGAAAGCATGGGCGCAGCAGCTCACTTGGATATCACTGGCGACAAAGGCGGCGAGAGCAAGCCAAAGACGCCGGTCGAGGCGCCCGACAGTCTTCAGTCCACCAACATCGCGAAACTGTTGTTGGCCGTAGGGGAGGGTGAGTTCGATGGCATTCCAACCGATCGCGACATCTACCTCGACAACACTCCTATTGTGGATGCGAGCGGCAACGTCAACTTCCCGGGCGTGAAGTGGGAGTGGCGCAGCGGCAGCCTCGAGCAGGAATACATCCAGGGTATCCCTGCGGTCGAAAACGAGACCACGGTCAACGTCGAGCTGCGCAGCGACAACCCGTTCGCTCGCGCCCTGAGTAACACCCAGCTCTCCGCTGTTCGGGTTCGCATGTCATGGCCGCGCCTGGCCCAGCAGGACAGCAGCGGCAATACCAACGGCTACCGGATCGAGTACGCGATCGATATCGCCACTGATGGCGGTGCCTATGCTGAAGCTCACCGCGGCGCCGTAGACGGCAAGTCCACCAATGGATACCAGCGGTCAGTCCGCGTCGATCTGCCGAAAGCGACCTCGGGCTGGATGATGCGTGTCCGTCGGCTCACGCCGAACGCCAACAAAGGTACCATCGCCGACACGATGACCATCGCGGGTTACACCGAGATCATCGACGAGAAACTGCGCTATCCGAACACCGCGCTGCTGTACATCGAGTTCGATGCCCAGCAGTTCCAGAACATCCCGGCGGTGACCGTCGACTGTAAGGCCAAGCGTTGGCCAGTACCGAGCAACTACAACCCGATCAGCCGCACCTATACCGGGGTCTGGGACGGCACCTTCAAGCAGGCTTGGACCAACAACCCCGCGTTCGTGACGTACGGTCTGTGCGTCGAAGACCGCTTCGGGCTGGGTAAACGCATAAAGTCGTGGATGGTCGACAAGTGGGAGATGTATCGGATCGCCCAGTACTGCGACCAGCAGGTGCCAGATGGCGTGGGCGGCCAAGAGCCCCGTTTCCTGTGTGACCTGAACCTGCAGGGCCGTGCCGAGGCCTGGACGCTGTTGCGCGACCTGTCGGCCATCTACCGAGGCATGGTGTACTGGGCCCACGGATCGCTGTTCATGCAGGCGGACATGCCGCGCGCGCAGGACATCGACTACGTCTTCACCCGGTCGAATGTGATCGACGGCGAGTTCATATACGGCGGCGCTGAGCGCAGCACGCACTACAGCCGCGCTTTGGTCAGCTACGACAACCCAGCCAACAACTACGACACCGACGTCATTCCTGTGACCGATAATGCGCTGCAGCGCCGGTACCGTGACCGACCCATCGAGTTATCGGCGATCGGCTGTACCCGTGCCTCCGAGGCGCAGCGCCGCGGCAAGTGGGCGCTGTTGAGCAACAGTCAGGACCGGACCGTCACCTTCAAGACCGGCATGGAAGGCCGTATCCCGCTGCCGGGCTACGTTATTCCGGTGGCTGACGAGCTGGTGGCAGGTCGCCCGAACGGCGGCCGGATTTCATCGGCAGCCGGCCGCGTGGTAACCCTGGACCGCGACACCCCGATCAAGGCAGGCGATCGCCTGATACTGAACCTGCCGAACGGGACCGCCCAAGCGCGCACCGTGAAGTCTGTTGCTGGGCGCGCAGTGACGGTGACGACTGATTACGGCGTGCAGCCTGAGCCTGAGCTGCAGTGGGCGATCGACTACGGCGACCTGGCGGTCCAGCTATTCCGCGTGCTCAAGACCGTACGCACCCAAGAGGGCGAGTACGAGATCACTGCGCTTGAGTTCAACCCGAGCAAATTCGCGGCAATCGACACAGGCGCCAAGTTGGACGAGCGCCCGATCAGCATCATTCCGGTGACCACCGTGGCGCCGCCGGCCAGCGTTTCGCTGTCGGCTGGGCACATGATTGATCAGGGGATTGCGATCAGCACCATGACCATTGCCTGGCCCGCGGTGCAGGGCGCCGTTGCTTATGACGTCGAATGGCGCAAGGACAATGGCAACTGGGTTCGGCTGCAGCGCACTGGGGCGGCGTCCGTGGACGTGGTCGGCATTTACGCTGGCGCCTATTTGGCCCGTGTCCGCGCGGTGAGTGCTTTCGATATCACGTCGATCTGGAAAAGCTCGCAGCTGACCCAGCTCAACGGCAAGGCCGGCCTGCCGCCGGCAGTCACCTCGCTCACCACCGAGAGTTTGCTGTTTGGTATCGGCGTGCATTGGACCTTCCCACCAGGTGCGGAAGACACCCAGCGCACCGAGCTCTGGTACAGCCCGGGTACCGACGTGACTGCGGCAACAAAGCTGTCCGATCTGGCGTACCCACAAAGCGACTACGTGCTGCAGAACCTGCGCGCCGGCGCTGCCTTCTTCTTCTGGGCGCGCCTGGTGGATCGTACCGGCAACCTCGGCCCGTTCTACCCAGTCGGCGTGGGCGTGCGTGGTGAGGCCAGCAGCGATGCTGGCGCCATTCTCGACCAGATCGCTGGCCAGGTCGGCGAGTCCGCACTGGGCAAGGAGCTGGCGGCCGAGATCGAGCTGATCAGTGGCAGCGGACCTGATTCGGTGAATGAGCGTCTGCAAGAAGCCAAGAGTCTGCTCGCCGAGCAGATCGCTTCTGTCGACACTGAATTGGAGGGCGTGAAGACCGAGCTGCAGGGGCAGATTGACGCGATCGCCGATCTTGCCGACTCGATGCCGTACAAGCCCGACCAGATTTACGCCGCGGGGCAGGGCGTGCTGGGTGCCGATGGCGTCATCTATCAAGCGGTCAAGGCGGTTCCGGTCAATACGCCGCCACCGAACACCACCTACTGGCTGAATGTGGGGCAGGCGGTGGCCACTGCAAACGGTCTCGCCGCGCGCGTGCAGACTGTGGAGACGAAGGTAAGCTCGGTCGAAGGGGTGAACACCGCCCAGGCGCAGCAGATCACCGGTTTGCGCACGGACGTGGACGGCAAGGCGTCGGCGAGCAGCGTGCAGAGCATCGGCAACCGGGTGACTACCGCTGAAAACTCGCTCACAAGCCAAGGCTCGGCCATCACCGGCCTGAACAACGGCCTAACTGCAACGAACACCAATGTTGGCAACGCTCAGACGGCCGCAAACAACGCAGCCGCGCTGGCCGGGAGCAAAGGCAAGGTGATGGTGCAGACGGCGGCGCCGGCTGCAGCAGACCAGTTGGCGCAGAACCTGTGGATCGATATCAGCGGCGGAGCCAATACGCCCAAGCGCTGGAATGGCTCGGCCTGGGCGGCGGTCACCGACAAAGTGGCAACGGATGCGGCGAATGCTGCAGCCAGTGCGTTGACCCAGGTGCAGACCAAGGCCGATGCCGCCGCTGTGACGGCGTTGAACAACCGGGTCACCGCAACTGAAACATCGATCTCCTCGGTAAGCGGCAACGTCACAAGCTTGAGCAACAGTTTGGGGAATGCTGGCGGGGAGAACCTGGCTTGGAACCCCGACTTTAACAAGGCTGCATCGGTCGTCAACGATCTTCCTGATGGGTATCTTGCTGACGGTCCCGGTAATGCTGGGGCGTCCACGGGCATTTTTTCGTTGGTTCCCTCTTGGATGAACAGCGCAGAGAAAGCCCAAAGGATTGTCGCGACGGGCTTGAATGTGAGTGCGCTGTATCGGTCTATCAGAAATGCTCCAAATAGGCTTCCCAAGATTTCTGCTGGTCAACCCGTATGCTCTTCGATATATGTTAGAGGTACAGCTGGATTAGGGTTTCGTATCTTCATTCAGCAGGTAAACGCGGCTGGTGGGCTTGTTGTCGTTAGTAATACCATCATGTATTACCTGACGGGATCGCAACAAAGGATTGTCTTGAATATCCCGTCTCCAGAGGCCAGCACAACACAACTGGTTATGTTTTATCGATTGTATGGGAGTGAGGCAATTTCGGATGGTTTTATCGAAATGGCCAGGCCCCAAGTTGAGTATGGGTCCACGCCTACCGGATGGAACAACAACGGTCAGGTGGATGCTGCGAATCTGATCGCAACGTCCAATGCAGTTGCTTCTTTGGGCAGCACCGTATCTCAACAGGGCGCATTGATTACCTCGTCGAGCCAGGATATTACCAACCTCAACAACGTGATCTATCGAACGGGAGATAACAACCCCACCCGAGTTTACCAGTCGTTGTTTTCCGACTTGGCTCTGGACAAGTGGGCGCTGGACGGCGGCAATCCGATATCTACTGCTAAAGCCTCTTTCAGCAAGGTGGCGGGTAATACCTTAGGGGCCACGCTGACTCTGGACTCAACGCCGAATCTTGAGAGTTGGTGGGGTAGTACTAGCCGTCGTATTCGATTCGATCCGACTCGCCTTTATAAGGTGACCGCGAGGATTCAGCAGCTCTCTAAAAATGGGCGAGATCCTGCGATGTATCTGGGGGTTCACGCTTACAGCGAGGATGGCGTTCAGATTAACGTCTCTGGTGCTCCGTCCAAGGTCAGTTCCCACTACATTCTTGCGGCCGCCGCCAAGTTGCAAGAGGGTGTGTGGACTACGTTCACCACGTACGTGAAGGGACACAGTTTGGCGGGGGAAACCGGTGGAGCGGGTGCGGGTACCGTGGCTGACCCGAAACGGTTGATCGGTGGTACCGCTTACTTCTCACCGATGGTCCTTACGGGCCATCCTGTGATGGGGGGCGTTGCCGTTCTGGACTTCTTCATCATTGAAGATGCCACGGAACAGAATCAGCTCGATTCAACATCGAGTGCTTTGCAAGCATTGACCTCATCCGTGACCCAGCAAGGAACTACGCTCACTAGCGTATCGGGACGGACCACCAGCCTCGAGAACGCCATAAACAGCACCACAAATGGCCTGGGCACTAAGGCCAGCTCATCTGCTGTAGATATCTTGACCAGCCGTGTAACTGCAACCGAGGGCGTCAACAAGAGCCAGAGCACCAGTATAACTGATCTGAACAACGGCGTTTCGGCGCTACAAGGCAACCTGACAGCGACGAGCCGCGCGTTGAACTCGCTGTCGTCGGAGGTCACGCAGCAGGGTGACAAGCTGACTGCGCAGGCCAAACAGGTCACCAATCTGAGCGCCTACGTTGGGGACGTGGCGTCGGTTTTGAGCAACGAAACCACCGCCCGCGCCAATAGTGATAAGGCTTTAGGCCAACAGATTGATACTGTCCAGTCCACTTTAGGGGATACCAGAGCTTCCGTTCAGCAGACCGCTACGGCGCTTGCTGGGCTGAATGGCCAAGTGAACGCTCAGTATTCCGTCAAAGTGATGACCACAAGCGGTGGAATGAAGGTCGCTGCAGGCTTCGGCATTGGCCTCGAAAGCGAGGGCGGGGTAACCCAGGGAACGTTTGCTGTCAGTGCCGACAGGTTCGTCGTGCTGCCATCGAATTTGAGCGGTACGTTGACCTCTCCATTTGCGGTGGAAAATGGTCAGGTGTTTCTTGCCGACGCCTATCTCAAGAAAGCGACAATTCAGCAAGGCATCGTCGGACAAGGGCTGTATTCGCAAACGTTTACAAACTACGGCGCGCCGGTGATGAACGTGGATTTTGATGCCGGACAGATTCTTATCCAGAACAGGACTACCAGCGGCGCCTATATGTTTATTCGTCAGGATGGAATATTCATGGTGCAGAACGGTGTTGTCATAGTTGAGTTGAGTATGGGGTAGTGAAGTTATGGCTGGATTGATTCTTCGTAACCCAGCAAACGGGCAAGAGATCCTGAACATGACTGGGAATTACAGTCAGGACCTGGGATCGGTCGTGACGGGCGGCGTGAACGGATCGGCTGCCACTCCTTCGCCCCCGGCCGGCAAGACGTTGTTTTATGTCGTCTTGCCGCTGGTCGACTTGCAAAGGGAAAAGGGTAAACGTCCCGGTGTAACGATTTCGGGAAATACTCTGTCGTGGACCTATTCATATAATACGAATGGCTGGGGCTATTTTTCGGCAAACTGCAGGATTTTCTATGGGTACTACTAATGGCTGGATTGAAAGTCAGGAAGCCTGACGGCACTTTGTTGCTCGATAGCGAAAAAATCACGTATGGCTTGGTAAAAAGTGGGCGCCTGACGCAGGGAGAACGATGGCCAAGGAAGTATCTGCGATCCATCCAGCTCGACCCGAACAATGGTCAGAATTGGGTGGAGAGTTCTGGTCTCACCGATCAGGTCTGGAGCTTCACCGTCCCGAATGCTGTAGCGCCGATGTTGTTCCTTGTCGGAAATGGCACCCTAAATGGCTCGACAATATCAGGCAACACAATTACGTATTTCTACTTGAATGCCGACGCTAATACCAAGATTTATGCATTCGATCAGATGCGTGATATGGGGTCTGGCCCTCGACTTCGCTGTCGCAGCATGAGCGGAGCCATAACATTCAACTCATACATGGTGCCGTTGAATGTGCTTGCAGCCGTGCCGGCGCCTTCGATTCCAGGGGT